ACTCTTTCGCCATTTGGATCAATAACATCATCGCCATTGATATAGTGGAACTTATCCAATATCGCATCAATTGATGATTCTCTTACTGTCTCAACTATCTCGCTTGGGACATTGGCCTTCACCCATTTAACGAACTCTTTATCATTCTTGACTATCCACTTAAATTTAGGCTTACTGGTAGTCACATAAGCGATGACATCATCGCCATACTCAGCCTTTACCCTATCTGCACCTATCTTGTCCATCTCGGTCTGTAGTGCAGCTCTTAGCCTATCCTTGGCCTTCTTAGCCTCATCAGCTATTAGGCTGACTGCTGCTAGTTCCAGACTCAGTTCCTTTATTCCCATTGCGCTCCCTTTCCTCGGCTCGTCTCAATCGAGTCATAAGTGATTCAACATTTATCCCAGCATCTCTAGCGATAAACTCCTTATCAAATCCCCATTCCATTAACTGTTTGATATATCTAATAGAGTGGGGCTTGCTCATCGTAGGGCCTTTCCATAGTCGAGTTACCTGTCCAGTATTTTACGCTTAGTTTCTCAAAACCAGCTGCTAATCGACATACTCGACACTTACCCGATTTCATCTTCCATCCACCGCATTGCTCGCATCTGAGAATATCGTCCTCTTTGCTAGTTACGCGATCAGATGGATAGATAATGCGCTGAAGGAAGCATCGCTGGCACTCGACCAACCACACTTCCTCTGGCGCTTCAGCAACATCCTCAGTGCTAAACCGCTTCATCTCTATATGCGGTGTAACTAGCTTGCAATTACTGCAAGGGAAAGGGTGTGCATCCTTAATCATTTTTGAAAGACCCAATGCCCATCCGAACCGATACGCATCCATTTAGCAGGATGGCCAGACTTAGGAACTGGACAGACCCAGCCTCGATATTCCTTGCCTTCTTTAGTGCCTTGCTTGAGAATCATTGGCCCACATCCGTTAGAACATAATGGCAATTCATCAATTATCTCAGCACCTAACGCATTAGCTACAGCGCTAACATCCCAGACGATTGGGTCAGGGTCATTAGGGCGCTGTTCTTTTATGAATTCCGCAAGCGCTGGCTTAGTCGTTTCAATTGGCTTCTTTGGCCCTTGATTGACCTTCGCAAAGTAGCCAGCAAGGTTAAGTGCTCGTCCCAGAGATCCAGTCTCTGCAAGCTCGAGAGCGTATTGCTTTGACTTAGACTCAGAGGATAAACCAGTCGTCCAAGGGTGTAGGTCAGCTTCAGTCCGATATAACTCAGTTTTAATAATATAGACATCGCAATTAGCGACAAGCGACTCTGCCAATATATGAGTTTTAATTCTATAGTCTGGGTAAGCATTTATAAACTCCTTTAATCTGTCTTGGACACTTACATAATCATCTAGGTAACTCGACATCTAACTTCTCTCTCCCTGCGAAATCATTTATCGCATCTTCTAACTGTTCTTTTAATGAGTAAAATGTGCCATCTGGCCAGTTCTGTGCATCATCGGCGCAAGGCTGGCAATAGAACCTAACCTGTGCTTTACGAAGCGGAGTCTCGCTTTGGACTTTCCAAACTGCTGGTGTTGTAGCTCTTAAATCCCAGCCGTTCTTATTTTGTCCCCAGCGATATTTGCAGTAGTCGCAGTATTGATTGCTATTATGATTGCGAGTCAAACTCAATGTCGTCCCAATCTTCTGGTGTCGAAAATCGTAATCTACCCAAGATAGCGGCGTATCCAATGAGATCGAGATACGAATCTTCGCGCTCTGGACTTTCCACCATTCTTGAGAGCTTGGTCGCGATAGCAATAATTGCCAAGTCAGATGGGTCTCTGAGCTGAATACCGAGTGCTTTACTGATTTTGAAAATGCGTAGTAAATTGTGCCTCGGGTCGCCATACTCGATGCCCCTGTCGAATAGTGTGTCTCCAGCACTTTCGAGCCATTCATTTAATGATTTCTGTGTATCGGACACTTGCTCTCCCTCTCTTATAGCCTTCGTTAAAGGCTTTGGCTTTTGCTGAAGTCCAAAGAGCCCATAAGTAAAGGCCGATAAATGGAATTAAGATTGAAAAACCGACTACTTGCGTATCAGATAAATTAGGAAACATCAGCACTCACCCCATATTTATCCAGCCAATATGCAGATATCTCAGCCTTTGATAAACGACCTCGCAGCTGCTTCTTACCCATTCGCTCTTTAGCGAATCGTCTGATTATTGATCCCTTAACCCAATTTGTCTCATCAGTCCAAGCCCCTGCTTGAGAATCAAATCGAATAAGAGTTACTTTATTTATCATTTTGCTCCCGTTCTGTAATCCACAAATGGATTTACGGGATAAATGTATTTGCTTAAATCTATTTAGACAAGTAATAGCTCGGCGTGGCGAATATCTAGGAAGCCAGCCAGTCTTTCGTTAAATGCTTTATTGGCGAAGTCTGTCGTTATAGGAAGGCGCTTTAAAGCCCACTCAGGCTCGCTTACAGCCCCTAAGTCCCATTGATAGACCCCTCTAGGTGTCGAGTTAATGTAAAGGGTCTTAGCGCCCGTTCTAGCCCTTATATCGGCCAGATAATCCCACTTCTTCTTCTCAATCATCAAAGTGTCGTAGTGGGTTCTTCTGCACTTAAGTTCTAAGAAAGCGTTATGGGTTACGCCATCCGCTCGGTCGGTCGCTGATAAGGGCGTCAAGTCTGGATAAAGCGACTTGAGAGCCTCGAATAACTCAACCTCTCGAAAGTAGATTAGTTATCTTCCTCGCCATCTTCCCAACCAATTTTCCTCATTGGGTCATCGAGTGGCACTATCCAATCAGGATAAGAGCTACGATCCATAGCGAAAGCCAGAGCAGTTCCTTCATCCATCCCAGCTCTACGGCAAGCCTTATAAACTTCATTGGCAGCAATAGCCCAGAAATCAAGCTTTGTTAAAGGCGTTTCTTTAGTAGTCCTTCGTCTCTTAGGACGCTTGACTGCCTTCTTACTTACGCGCTTTCGCGTTGCCATTTCTGACCCCTCTCGCTAGGGCCAATTCTAGCTGAGACTCCATTTTATCAAGGCGCGACACTATTGGAATATTCTCCAATTTAATGATGTAGCGAAGTCCAGCAATCAGTAAGGCTATAGATCCGAGGACTGATGCAACTAGGGTTGCGAGTTCAGCTGCAACCATTAACGGACTTTGCCGTAACGCTCGTAGTTAGGGTTTAGCCAGTTGATGATGCTAGGCAAGACTGAGACTAGAGCTGCATTTGCAATGGCAGCAGGGTCGAATCCCACCGCTAGGTAAGTCGCTAGTGCTGCTGCTAGAAATGCTTTGCCCCAGCTTTCGGCGGCTTTTTTTAGGTCTCTCATTAGTGTCTCCTTCGAGTTCGAAATAACTGCCATCTTTGTCTCCCAAAGTTGTGAATGAAATATGGAAATGTGACCGGTGGGGATTAGCGCCGTTATATTTACGACGCTTCCAACCCAGTATCGGACTCATAATCTTTCCATCGTAGATTATGTATTTAATCCTTTTATCGCCGTTCTTTGCTAACCTGCGAATCTTCTCAACCAGCGCATAAGCTTCTTCTTTATGTGCCGATAGGTCAGAATCAATATCTATAGCTCTAACGATTCCATCTCTTGGTATATGGTCAGAACTGCCTTTAGCGAGGTGACGAGCATCAGCAATCCAGCCATCAGACTTCCTATCGCGATCAGGATAATCGTCATCGATTTGCTCCCGAAGCTGAATACCTGCTGCGCATAGTCTCGTCATTATCTATAAAGAATGTGCTTAACTGAGAAGCAGCTTGGCTTCTTCGGCAGTAATCCCAAGTCGCTCCAACAGGGCTGCTTTGGCTATTGCCGCCTCTGCTTCAGATTGCTTAACAGCGAAAGATTCTGCTGTATCTTTTTGCCATTGTGCTATTTCTTCAGCGTTCATCTCGCGTTCAATAACTTTATTGGTTTCTAAATTATGTATTACGATTGTTGGGTTGCTCATTAGTTTACTCCGTATAATAGAACTGTTCCGCCTGAAAAAGTGCCACTTGCAACACCTACTGTAATACTTGTGATTGCTGCTGATTTGTCATAAACGCCATTATTCCAAGCGCCAAATAGATTTGTTCCGTCAAATCCAAATCCATTACTAATGACAATTTGTTGGCCTGTTGTTACTGTGTAATCATACAGAGTTGCAACCCCTGAACCATTTTGTGCATCAGATGATGCGCTTGGGACTTGTGTCCATAAATGACTAGTTTGTGCGGTAGTGCCAGCAGCATTAGAAGTTCCAGCCACAGTGCTTAATCTTCTATAATAATTAGATCCTGTGTCGCTATTAAAACGCAAAAAAATCCAATCTTGAGCTGAACCATAAGCGTTTTTTACAACTAATTGCAAATTAGTGTAGCTTCCCGAAATAGCACTTAAAGTAACGCTTGCTCCAGTTAGAGTAGTTGTTGATAATAATGTTAGACCGCCAGCAGCAGGCGCAGCCCATTTTAACCCTGTTGCTTCAGCAGAGTCCGCGGTTAAAACTGTTCCGTTTGCTCCAACACCTAATCTTGCATCGGCGGTATCAAAAGTAAATAAATCGCCCTTAGTTGTTAAAGGCGTTTGATCTGCAGTAGTTGCCCACTCTGGAGCAGTTGCACCAGCATTAACTCTTAATACTTGTCCTGCCGTTCCAATGCCAATTCTGGCTTTCGCAGTGCTGCTAGTGTAGTAATCGATATCGCCAGCAGTTGTTCCGGGATTTAGATTTTTGACTGTGGTATCGGCTGACGATCCAAGTGTGCGGATAGCAGCAGCGCCGTCCTTTACTAAATCTGTATCGTCTGGGGTTGCCCAGTTGTAATTAGTTGTCGTTGCCATTTAGCTGATAACTCCTATCGCGTCTTGCCATTCTAATGTATTGAGCACACTATTCCAGCTTTCTGCTGCATTGACCTGAGCCCATTGTTGAGCAAAGGCCGAGAACTCTGTTGGGGTAGCCAAGAAGGTAACTGATAGGCCTGAGACTGAGGCGCTGAAAGTCCAGCCCTCGATAAAGCCAGTAAATTCGCCACCTAGGATATTAAGAGGCAAGTTAGTGATTCTGACTGGCATACCCATAAATATATTTAATAGAGCATCTCTGTCGGTATCGTCAATTTCAGGGGATTGCAAAGCAAAGGTAATCGATTGGAAGGTATTTCTTGGCCAAGCCCTAAGACCAATTAAGCGATCTGCTACATCCTCCACATCGGCCGCGTTCTTCAAATAGCTATTGAATTGCTCAGCGAATAGGCCAAATTCCTCTTGGGAATCTAAATCTTCAGCAGTATAAGAGTTATTAAAATTATTGCCATAATCCATAATTATCTTATTGCTTAAATCGCCTTGACGCTGAATAACGCCAATGCCCGAAGCGATGGCGTGAGAAGCGTCTAAATCCGTATATCCATTGGCGACTAAATAATCTTGACGATGGCTTTTATCAGCATAATTGATATTGCCGTTGGCATCCTCATACATATAACCAAGCGCTGAATTAGCAATTTCATTGATAATCGGGTAGATAATGCTATCTGTAATTTGACGGCTTACCATTGTATATTCCCCAGCGTCAATTGTCCCAAACCCAATATTGCCAGCTTGAGCCCAAGTCTCTGTGGCATTGTAAGTTGCCCAAATTTCCGCTGGTGGCAATTCATTCCAAGTTTCTAAAAGTAAATCATCTAGCAAATCGGTAATTTGTGCGCCGTCTAATCCTTCGGCTAAATTGCCATTGAATATTGCTCTCTGCAATCTAGCCAATGCTCCAATGGCAGTAATTCGCAGGCTAGTAATTACTGCGCTAGATCCTGCGCTGCGGACGATTTGTCTCAAGTCTGAAACGCGACCGCCAAAAATAGCCACATAAGCGCCAGTCGTATCTTTAACTTGAATAGTTACTGTGGTATTAATACTAAAATCATAATTAGTGCCATCGGTATTTATTACTTCTAGCGAACAATAGCCAGCTGGAGTTGGTGAGTTAATATCTTGACGGCCAGAGGTAATGGTCAAGTTAGCTAAAGTAACTGAGGTTAATTCGCTGCCATTGACTAGAATTTTCCAATCGGGAGTCCAAAGGGTCATAGAATTTGAGCCGAAGTCCTTAGATCTCCACCGCCAGTAGTTCCGCGATTAGTGGAGTTATTAAGCGCCAAGATGACTGCTCGAGTAAATCCTTCTTCATCAATAGCCGATGGAGCATTGACATTGACAATAACATTTCCGCGTTCTTCTCCAGCTCTAGCAGCTGCAACATTAAAGTTAGAAGGGATGGCGTTACCGCTTGGGGTTTTAATTATTGGAACTGAAGCAACTGCAGGTGCATTATTAGATCTGGTAGTGCCTGCTGGACTTGCACTCTGAGTAATCGCAGGTGCTCCTGTTGTTTTCGGTATAGATGCGCCTGTTGTAAAGCCACTAGGCAAACTTGCACTTGGAACTGT